TCGACAACGACGCATGCCCGGGCGTAGCGCTCCAGACGCCGGAGTTCGCGGTAAAAGCGGCCGCGCGCCCGAATGACGGTGCCAACGAAGTCGTCGAGAGTCTTACGCTCCACCGCAACCATCTGCTCCAGGCCGGCCACCGAGTAATCCCCGGCCGGTAGTGCCCGCCGAACCGCAATCACCAGCCGGGAATCAAATCCGTATGGCTCCTGCTCGCGCGTGTCGATGACAAACGTGACCGGCGACCCATCAGAACGGGACAAGGGCATCTCCGGCCTCGCGCTGATAGCGGTTGGTGCTGGCGGCGGTTTCGATGCGGCGATTGAAGTAGATGTTTTCGTTCTCGCCCTTGGTCTTCTTGGTGACCTCCAGCTTCACGTCAAGCAGTTTGTCCAGGTGCTTCGGAAGCTCCGACAGCTTGTCGAGGTCGAGCCCGCAGAGATGCAGGTCCGTCTTCACGTACTTAAGTGTGTTGTGGGTGAAGACGCTGTTGCGCCAGAGGAACCGGTTCGCGAAGCGGGGCGCCAGGATGCGCAGCGTCCACTTCAACATCGGGTTGCCGGTCGAGGACTGGGTCAACTCCACCTTCTCGACCGCCACCTGATACTTGCCATCAGGGACGCTCTCGAAGTCACCCCGCTCCGCGGTTGCTTCACTCTGGAAATCGTCGTCAAACTGTGCCAAATCGATTGATTGCTTACCCATTGGGTTTCTCCTTTTTCGGAATGACTACTTGCTGGCCGCCGCCGGAGCGGGCTTACCCGCAGAGGCCGGCTTGGCGGCGGACTTCGCGGCGGTTGCCGCATTGAAGGCTTCGAGGAAACTGGAAAAATCGAGGTCGAGGGTCTCGGGCAGCCGACCCGTGCGGTCGCCGGCCTCGTAGTAGAGACTCGGCTTCGTGCGAATCACCCGGCGGACCGTTGGCTCGCCGTCGCCGCCAGCCTGGACCTCCAGGTCGCAGAACAGCACCATGTCGGCCATGCCCAGCACGATCTTACGGGCCTTGTCTGGCAGCGTCGGGACCACGCGCGTGTATTTGCCGGTGCGCGAGTCCATTTCCATCTCCTTCGCGTGGGAGATCAGGAACAGACCGCAGGGCAGGAAGGCGAGCTTCGTCAGCACCCGCTGGAATTCGTTGTTGATCAACGCGTAGCCCTTGCCGTAGCCCAGATCGGACTCGTGCTCGATCTTGAACTTCTTCAGCACGTAGTCCGTGCAAAACTTGTAGGCGTTGTCGATCGTGTCGATGATCACCGTCTTGAAGGGGTGGTTTCCTTCGCTGATCTCGGCGCAGACGTTGAGCAGATCATCCCAGGTGAGAATCGGGACCTGGAAAACATCGAGGGCGTTCAGTCCCGGCTCGGTGGCCAGGAACAGCGCGCCCTCGGCCTGAGAGCAGAGCGTGGTCTTGCCGATCTTGGTCTGGCCGTAAACCATGACGGTCAAATCGGCCAGGCTGTTTTTGGACGCGGTCTTCGTTGTTGGTAATAGAGGCATCGTGTGTCCTTTCAGAAAGCGGGTTCGTTGGCCGGCACGCGCAGCTCTTCGTGCGGCGCCTCGATGGTGTAGAAGTTGTCGATCACGTTCGGATTGCCATTGGAGCGGCAGATAGGAAAGTAGGCGCAGGGCCGGTTGTAGTTGAAGCAGAACGCGGTGTTCTGGTAAAAGACCTTCCGCCTGCGGGCGTCGAGGAGCGCCTGCGTGAGTTCCCAGAGTTCAGCCCGCAACACGTCGAAGCGGTCCCGCGACAGATAGAGCATCTCGCGGTGGAACATCTCCGGCTCGAGGTACTTCACCGCCATCCGCGCCCGGAACTCCTCGTCTGATTCTGGTAGCTTGCGCTTGGCCGTGGTCTTGCCGGTCTTCGACTTTTCCAGCAGCTCGGCGCGCCGGGCCTGGTACTCCTCCTCCGTTTCGCCTTTGCTCTGCTGAAGCCGCGCCTTGCCGAGGACGTTGTAGATGATGCCGGTGATCGGGATGCCGAGCGCCTGCTCGACGTAGTAGGAGTAGATGGCGATCTGGAAGTCGGTCCAAAGCCGCTCCAGGTAGTCAGCGTCGATGGTCGCGGCGGTCTTGTGTTCGAGAATGTAGTGGTCGCCACCGATGCGTACGATGCCGTCGACCTTGCCTGCCAGCACAAAGCTGCGGGAAGAGGCGCCCGTGGCGGGATTGATAATCGCGCCTTCGAACGTCTTTTCCAGGGCGACGATATCGAACTCTTCTTGCGGATAGCGCGCGGCGTAGCCGGTCATGATGGCGCGCGCCAGATGCCAGTCACGGCGGACACTGTCATCCTCACGGCGAGAGGCGCAGGCCCGGTCGATGAAGTCGATAACGGCGGCGAGGTCTCGGGTCCCGTGCCAGGTTTGCAGGCACTCGTGGATCAGCGACCCGAAGCTAAGGTTCGGGTCTTTCTCGCGTGGAACCAGGCCGATCTCGTAGCGGTATTCACACGCCTTGCGGCAGTTCCGGAAGAGCGACCACATGCTGTAGGTGGAGGTCATCGGCGAGGCGTTCACCGGGCGCCTCCAGCGAGAAAGTAGTTCGGCCCGATGCCGGCGGAAAGAAACGCCTGGCGGATCTGCTGCTTCCGCTTGCTGATCATCTGGCGGGAACATCCCAGCGCCTCTGCGGTTTCGACCGTCGTGTACCAGAACAGTGCGAGCGCGGTCTCTTGCACGGTGCTTGGCAGCGGAGCCACTGCGCGCTCCAGATCAATCCGGAATTGCCGTAGCGACGCCGGACCTGGAACTGATCCACGCGACGGGAGATCCTGCGGCTGGCGGCTTTCGGCCAGGCGGTAGCGCAGGATGGAGGTCAGTTCCTTATCCATCACGCGCGAAGCGAACGTCCGGACGGATGCCTTCTCGCTGTCGAACTTCGGCCAGCGTGTGAGGAAGGTCAGAACGAGTTGGCTCTCGACATCCTCCCGCTCGTCAACGCCCAGCCCGCAGCGGCGAACAAACGCATTCGCCTTCCGCCCGGCGAGATCCTGGACAACAGGGAGGGCCTGGTCAAGCGTGAGATCAACCACGGCGGCCTCCCTGGAGTTCGATCTCCATGGAGAAGGGCAACCCGTGCCGCACCTCGAGTTCGCGGATCTCGCCGGCGTCGACTTCGCGCACGTAGGCGAAGAATTCGGCGACCTGCGGCCGAAGCTCTGAGTTGGGTTCGGCGGACTTGCCCGCGTTGGGCGGGGTCGCGAACTTGATGTCGCGCACGGCAGCGGGCCAGGGATCGAGCACCAGTTCGCCGCCGCGGATCTGCAGGTACTCAAATCGGCCGAAGCCAAGCCGCTGCATCGCGGCGAGGAACGTCGCCTCGGACGGCAGCATGTCCTGGGTCGTGACCGGCGGCGTCATCGCGCCACCTCTTGGGGGATGTCGCCCGAGGACTTCTGAGCAACGATCCAGGCATCCACGTCATCCGGACGGTACCGGACCAGCGCGCCGATCTTCACGTACTGCGGGCCGCGTTTTTGGCTGCGCCACTTCCGCAGCGTCAGAACACTGATCGAGCAGGATTCCGCTACCTCGTGTTCGTTAAGGAGTCGCTGTTGTGTGTTGAGCTTCATCTCGATGCTTGCTGCGGTGTGTGTCCCGCAACCTCTGCATCGAGAATGCCCGAGATAGCTTTTTCCTGATACGAACTTAGGCGGAAGTGTTCTGGAAGAAAACTGGAAAATTAGCGGCGATCAGATTTGGGCAATTCGCCGCGAAGAAGCTGTTCAATTGTGAGCCCCATGCTCGTGGCCATGGCTTCGAAGGTTGACCTGCGCATCTTCCCGGTCTTGCGGAAGTTCCGCACCGTCCTATCGGTGCTTTGGAACTGATTGCCGAACTGAGTCTCGGTAAGCCCCTTTGATCCCATGTACGCCATTGCCGCGTTCACAGCTTCCGGTGTGCCAATTGATTGCGGCAGGCGTTTCGGCGTGGTGACCGAACGCGAAGATCTCGACGGCGCGGGTAGTGCTGCGGCGCCAGCGGCCATCAAGACTTGATCGTCGACTGCGAGCTTCGAACCGTCAAGGCTGGCAACCTCAGAAAGAGAGCGAATCGCCCACGGCCTCTTGCCAAGGATCTCGGCCGACGGCAGCCGCCGCGGGGCCAGCAGGACTGGCGCAGGCGATTGCTGCAGGCGAAGGCACTGGTCCAGCAAGCCAACGCCATCCGGCCAGCAGATACCTCGCACCAGGAACAACTCCCAGAAGCCGCCAGCCTGCTGCTGCCGACCGAGCAACCAAATCCGCGACGGCGTGAGCGTAGAGGCTTTTCCGCTTAATCCGAGGGCTTTGCGTATCAGGGTAGCGAGGTGATCGAAGTCCACCTCCCATTGATGCGTTGCCTCCACTGCGATGGGAACGCGCCCAATTCTGGGGCACCGATAGTACGGCAATTCCGGCCGCCGCGCGTCCCTAACAATCTCGGCGGTGTGAGACTCGCCGCAGTCATCGCAGATCAGTGCCGTGGCATCCGTGGTCCGCCGAATAAGGCCGAGGTCGACAATCGTCTTGCGCTGGCCAGGCGGCCAAGCCGCAAGTTCGGCGTGGGAGATCACGTGCCCCTGGACATCTGCCCGCCGCCAGATCAGATCGAGCGCGTCACTCACTTTCGATCTGCCATTTCTTGAGGCAGCGCCGGATCGTCACGTGCTCGGGCACATGGTCTTTCAGCGGACAAGAATTCGGCGAGATGTTGAACGACACCGTCTTCGCTCTCGGCTTCCCATGGAGGAACGTGACCTTCAACCTGACCTGATCGACGCGGAGGTCGTCCAGTTGCCAGTTGACCTGGTTCAAGGCGTCCGCGATTAGATCGTGGATGTTGCCGCCATCCGTGTACGGGAGCAATTCGAAAGTGATCCGCCCCGACTTCTTATCCGGCACGGAGAGCTGCATCGTGCGCATCTGGACGTTGAATATTCCATCGGCGGCCTCTGTGGTGAATTCGAACGACGGGTCCTTGAGGTGGTCGAGTTGGAAGGCTGCCCCAGGCGGCGGTTCCAGTGAAAGGTCTTCGGCGAGGGCAGTCTGTCCGAAGATCGTCTCCAGGTCGCGCCGGAGCTGCTTCGGCCCCTCAGCATAGAGATCCAGATGCCCGCAACTTTCGTCGAAACGAAAGACGACGTCAAACGCCGGCGTCTGCGGGTGACGGTCCAGTGCCCCGGCGTCGTTGTAGCCGACGAAGGTGTCCGGATAGTCCGACAGGTACACCATGAAGTAGTGGACGGTGTCATGCCGGAGATACACGTCAATGTCGCTGTACTGACCGCGCCCCTGATTCTGAACGTAGTAATCGGAGACCGCCTTCTTCAGGGCCGCGCGCGCTTCCAGGCTGAGATTCGGCGGCTTCGCCGGAAGATCATGGCGAGGATGCCAGTAGCGGGTGAGGTTGTCGGCGTAGTTGAACTGGCTGGCGACGCGGAAGACTCGCGGATGATTGAGCAGGACATGAAATGCCTTCTCGCTGTGGCTAGGGTGAACCACGAGCTCAGGTACCAAGTCCACACCGTGGAACTTCCCCTCTTCGATGACGATCTGGACTCCCTGCTTCGTCGCGAGCCCGGCGACGTTTTGGAAGTCAACTCCGACGGAGTCGCGCGATCGCTGCGGCAGCGATTGCCATGCCGCGTACACAGTTTCGTGATCCCCGTCTTGCAGGTCATCCCAATCGAGGCCACCCAAGAATCCGCGCTTTTCAAAATACTGGCGCAGCATGGCCATTGGAATCAGAAGAAGGAATTTTCGTGGATTGTACTCAATTTTCATAATCACCTCTTGCGACCCTGTTGGAGAACAGAAGCCGAGCGCCTGGGTCAGCCCGCGCTCGGCCTCGCTACACCTTCATTCCGCAGAACCGGCTGGCCCGGCCCGCGACCCGCTTCTCCCAACCGGGCAGATAGGCGTTCATCAAGCTCTTGAACAGCTTTCCGTGGTTGGGCACGAGCAAGTGCAGTAACTCGTGCACGATCACCACCTCGCGGAACGCCGCCGGCTCGTCCAGCAACTCCGTACTGAAGCAGATGCGCCCGGTGGTGGAACACGAGGCCCACTTCGTGGTCATCCGCTGGATCTGGACCCGCTTCGGCTTGGCGCCGATTTTCGTGGCCCATTGCTGGATCTCGTCCCGCATACGGTCCTTCGCCTTCTCCATGTCGGTGCTCACGATCGCTGGAGCTCCAGCATGCGCTTCACTACCGCGACCATCGCCTCCTTGCCGACTACCGGCAACACCAGCTTGTACATCTCGGCCTTTAGCTGCCGCTCCTCGGCGACGTTGTCCCGGTAGTTCGGATACTTCTGGAATGCCGCTTCCACCTTCGGCGCGAGCTTGTCCGCATCGCTGGCTCCAGACTGCTTCAGCACCCAGAACAACGTGAACGTGTTGATGTCGAAGCCCGTGCGCTCTCGTTCCTTCTTCGCCTGGAGATACTCCTCCATCAGGCGCGCCAACTGCTCCAGCGCCGTCTGTGTCGTGATCTGGCGATCGTCGTACCCCTCGAGAATTGCCTCCGTCCGCTCGCCGATCGGGATCAGGTACGGTTGCTGGTTCGCCTCCTCGTTAATAGCGGTTAGCAGACTCTTGCCAAGGTTGATCACCTTCGGTGGTTCACCGCCCTTGTCCATCTTGAGCGCGTTGACGGTGTTCTCATCGATCCGGACCACCTTCATCACCGTGTCCAGACCCGTACTGGCGACGGTCTTCTTTACCAGATCCTCCGTCTTGTTCATCAGATCCTTGATCATCATCACCTTCTTGGCGAAGGCGTTTTTCACGATCTGATACAGCACGGCGAGCTTGCCGTAGTTCTCGACATACGGGCGCAGGAACACATCGGGCGAGATGATCTCGTAGAGCATCTCCAGCTCCTTAAAGAGCTTGTAGAAGGTCTCCCGGCGATCCTTGTCCTCGAATGTCTCAATCGCCTTTTCAACGGTCTTGTCGTCGACGGGCCCCGAGCACAGATCCAGGTACACGGGCGCCTGCTCGTCCATCAGCGTCGCAAATCGATGCTTCAGAACATCGATGTTCTGAATGGCGTTGCCGACCACATCGGAATCGAAGGACAGCGCCTTTTCCAGCCTCTCGAAGATGCCGACGAAGTCGAGGACGTAGCCAACCGGCTTCTTGACCCCTTCCTCGTCCTCGTAAGGCCGGTTCACCCGGGCGATGGCCTGGAGCAAGGTGTGATCCCGCATGGGCTTGTCCAGGTACATGCAGTAGAGGATCGGCGCGTCGAAGCCAGTGAGCAACTTTTCGGTCACGATGAGGATCTTTGGCAGCGTGCCGCGCTTGATGAACGCCCGCCGGATGCGTTTTTCCTCGTCCTCGCCGACCTTGAACTCGGCCAACAGTTCACTGTCGTTATGGACCGACGTGTACACTACCGCCGAGTATTCCGGCGGCAAATACTTGTCCAACGCCTTCTTGTAGAGCGCGCAGGCCTCCCGGTCGACTCCCACGAGGAAAGCCTTGTAGCCAAGCGGTTCGACGTTCTCCCGGAAATGCTGGGCGACGAACTTGGCCACCTTTTCGACGCGGTCAGTCGCCTTTAGGAACGTCTGCAGATTCACGGCGCGGTCGAGAATCTTGTTCAACTCCTCGATATCGCTGACGCCCTGCGCTTCCGCCAGGTCCAGAAACTCCTTCTCCAATTGCTCACGCGGGACGCGGATGTCGTTCGGCGCCAGCGTGTAGTTCAGCGGTAGCGTTGTGCCGTCCTCGATCGATTCCGAGATCGAATACTTGTCGAGGTAGCCCTTGTCGTCGTCCTTTCCGAAGACCTTGAATGTGCCCTTGCCGTACGCAATCTTGTCGATAGGCGTGCCGGTGAAGCCCAGCATGGTGGCATTCGGGATGGCCGCCACCAGGTAGTTGCCAAGGTCTCCGCTGGTCGTGCGATGGGCCTCATCCACCAGCAGGAAGACGTTCTCCCGCGTGCACATGTCGGCGTCGGCCTTGTCGAACTTGTGGATCATGGAAACGATCAGGCCGCGGTAATCGGAACGGAGCAGTTCCCGCAGATGTTGTTTGCTGCGGGCGATCTCAGGCGCCAGGCCGTAGGCTGCCAGGTTCGCGAAGAGCTGGCTCTCCAGTTCGTTCCGGTCGACCAGCATGATCACGGTCGGCTTCTCGAACGCAGGGTTCCGCAGGATGAGGTCCGCAGCCTTGATCATCGTGAAAGTCTTGCCGGATCCTTGGGTGTGCCAGATCAGCCCGGTCTTCTTCTCCGGATCAAGTGCGCGCTCCACCACCTTCTCGACTGCCCGCGTCTGGTGCTGGCGCAGGACGATCTTTCGCAGTTCGTCGTCCTTCTTGTAGAAGACGATCCAGGACTCCAGGAACTTCAGGAAGCGCTCCCGCGAGAAGAACCGCTTGACCTTCTTCTCGAAGTTTCCTTTCTCCTCGTCCTTCCAGTTGAAAAGCCCCTTCCGATCCAGATTCCAGGTGACGCCGTAGTGGAAGTCGAGGATGTGCGTGACGTCGAATACCTGGGGTGACGTCATCAACTCCGGCGTCTCCCGATGGTAGCGGCGAATCTGCGTGATCCCCTCGTCGATGCCATCTTTCTTCGTGGCGCTCTTGGTTTCGACTACAGCTACAGGAACGCCGTTGATGACGAACATCACGTCGGCCCGGTTGGTGTATTTGCCGTTGGTAAACTGCCACTCGTCGGTTACGTGGAAGACGTTCTCGGTTGGATGGGAGAAGTCAATCAGTATGACGTTCCGCTGCCGCTTCTCCGACTGGACGTAGATCGACCGCTCACCGCGGAGCCAGGCTAGGACCTCCGCGTTGCCCTCGATATTGTTGCGAGCACTTTCAATCTTCGCGACGACCTCATCGACATTGTTGATCGTGACGACGCCGGGATTCAGGTTGATCAGTTTGTCGCGGACGGTCTGGTACAGCAACGTTCCACTCTCGCCGCGGCGGAGGGTCAGAGCCTGATCGGTGGTGAGATAGCCCCAGCCGATCTCGGTAGCGTAAGAAACTAAAGGATTCTGGACGGTGGCGCGCTCGCTGCCGATGCTAGGCATTGACCACCTCAGCCGACTCTAAATGCCCAATCCTGACTGTTCCGGTCATCAGTTGGTGCAGAGCCGTGGTAAATAGATCCTTGGTCACCTGAGCATTTTTCTCGGCGATGTGCTGGCGCTTAGTTAACTCCACCAGCAAGCCCGCAATCTGTTTTTGTTCCTCGCGGCTCGGCACCGGCACTGAGAGATTCCCAAGAAAACCACACGTGAGCGCACCCTTCGTGCTGCCGCCGGATGAACTGATGTCCCGAAAGAACTGGTACTGATTCTGTAGCCAGAACAGAAAGAACTCAGGAAAGGGACGTTCGTCCAGGAAGCGGATGTACGCGAGATGTTGGTTTACACATGTGTCCATCTCCAGCAAGGCGGCATTGCCTAGCGTCTTTCCTTGTCCCGTGATTGCAACTACAAGGCTTCCTTTGGGCACGATGGGCAAGTGGCACTCTCGGAGCGCGGTTTCGGACACCAGTTCGTCTGCCGCCCGAATAAAGACATCATGCACTTTCGTGCTGGTAATCCACGGGAACACTCCGTTCTGCCAGTAGGCTTCATTTGTCCTGCTCGGCGTAGAGCCATTCCCTACCTTCGCAATCGCACCCAGGCGAACCACATCCCAACTTTCCGGAATCGGACCGAGGTCAGATTCTTTGAGCGGTTCGCCTCTTAGCCCTTCGCGAAGGAGCTTGGTCATTGTCGCGGCCTTTAGATCGGCTGTCTTCCTGGCGATCGCTGACTGGATGCGGACTGCCGATTGGATGTCCGTCAACAGACCCGCAATCGCACGCTGTTCTTCCATCGGAGGTATAGGTACTGGCCACCCGGACAAAACATCCTTAGGAAGTCTTTGCCTTCCGGTCGCTCCCTCCATCGACGCAGCCATCAGACTTCGAACCTCCTGGTGGAGCAGATAGAAGGCTACGAATGGTAGATGTGTGATGCCATCGCGAGGCTTGATTGGAATCACCTCTGTCGTGGCGAATCCGAAGCCGTTCGGTATCGACGCGGCAATGCCTTGCTTTCCGTTCTCAAAACAGGGAGTGATCTTGGACAGGAGCAGGTCGCCCTCCTCAAAGTAGGTTCCGCTCGATATCGAGGCAGCATCCTTCATGTTGAAGGCAGAGAAGCTTAAATCCCCGCTCGGGATCAGGTCCATTGGCACGAAGGCGACATCCGGAAAGTCCGCTAGGTCGAGTGTGCGAGGCTTGCCCGTGAAAATGCAGGCGTCGCCCATTGGCAGCTGATTCCAGCCTTCAGGGAGGTTCTTAAGAAATTCAGGATGCATGAGGTCCTCGTTCCCATTCGTACCCCAGGGCGTTGAAAGCCTTTTCAAGCGTCGTGTCAAGTGCCTGCGCCTGCCGTCTGAGGTCGGTCAGGTCGTTCAGCATACTCTGCACGTCGCCGGTGTCAGCGGTCGATGCAGAACGTACAAAGCGTGAAGGCGCAATGTTGAAATCCGCTGCCGCGATTTCCGTAATTTCGACGACGCGGCAGAGTCCTTCCTGGGCCTTCCAATCGCCAAGGCACTCCACCACCCTCCTAATCCCGTCTGGGGTTAGCTCGTTCTTTGGGCGCCCTTTCCGGAATTCGCCGCTTGCGTTTATCAACATAGTTTGGCCCGGGAAACGCTTCGCGCGGTTCAACATTACAATTAGGCCGGCAGCGGTCGTGTTGTAAAAGAGATTGTCGGGCAATTGGACTACACACTCTACGAGATCCTGCTCGACGAACCAGCGCCGGATGCTCTTCTCGCGGTTATCTCCTTGGCTGCCGCTTCCTCGGCTGGCCGCCCCGGTGTCGATAACGACTGCCGCCCTGCCTTTTTCGTCAAGGGACGACGCGACATGCTGTAACCATGCCCAGTCGGCGCTGGATCCGGGCGCATATCCCCCTCGACTTTCAAATCGCTCGTACGGGTCGTTCTCGTAGACCTTGGAGTCGAAATTGCCCTGGTTCCACATGGGATTCGTTACGACAATGTCGAACTGCTTTAGGCGGCTGTCCTCCAGGAATTTAGGGTTCGTCATCGTGTTGCCGCGGACGACCTCGCCGGCCATGTCATGGAGCACCATGTTCATGCGGGCTATCGCGAAGGAAGACCCGGTGAGTTCCTGGCCGTGCAGCTTCAGTGGCCGGTCAATCTGGGCCTCGCGCTCCTTGAGAGCCAACTGGCACTTGACCAACAACCCGCCTGATCCGCAGCACGGGTCGTAAACATCCTCTCCCTGCTTCGGCTGAACCAGATAGGCCATGAGCCAACCGACTTCCTTTGGCGTGAAGAATTCGCCGGCGCTTTGGCCTTGACCCTCGGCGAACTTCCGGAGCAAGTATTCGTATGCTCGCCCGAGGAAGTCCGGCTCAACATCGTTCAGGCCAAGGCGGTAGCGTGGATCGCTCAGTGTCTCGATCAGCTTCGCCAGCGCCTCGTCACTGATCTCGCGTTCACCGTTGCGCGTTTCGTTGTAATCGACGATGTCGATCACGCCCTGCAGGCTTTGGTTCGCCTTCGAGATCGCCCGGATGGTGTTGGTCAACTGCTCGCCGAGCGTCTTGGGCTTGCGGTCCTCCGGCCATTCGAAAGGCTGGCGCCGGCTGACTACTGGCCATGTGGCCTCCGGGGGAATGTAGAAGCGGACGAGTGAATGGTCAGCTTCCAGGACGGTCTGCGCGACCTCTTTGTCGCCGAATTCCTCGGTCAGGCGGGTCACCTCGTCTTCGAAGACGTCGGACAGCCGCTTGATGAAGATCAGCGGCAGGATATAGTCCTTGAACTTCGGGGCGTCCTTCTCTCCCCGGATGGAACACGCCGCCTTCCAGAGCAGGCCTTCCATGGAGCGGTTGTCCATGACCTGGCCGTTTCCGTTCGGCGCGGCATTTTCATCCACCGCCTTCTTCCGGCGGCCGCGCCGCATGGGCGCAACCGGAGTTTCGGCAGCCGACTCTGCCGCACCATCCACGCCCATGAGGCGCTCGTGAAGATCCTGGAAGTCAGGGCCAAGCGAATCAATGAACTGGCCGATCGAGTGCCGGACCGCGTTGTCGGGACGGTTCTTCCCTTTTTCCCAACGGTTTACGGTCGGGAAGGAGACCCGGAGCTGGGCGGCCAGCTTCTCTTGGGAGAGCCCGAGACGGCTTCGGAGTTCGCGGATCAGCTCGGGGAACTGCAGATCACTTGGCATTGATAATCACCATAAGGCAATCATCTGCTATATCAAGTGATAAGTCAATTATTATATTTCGTGCGGGATCAACGCCTTAGAATCACGCCGGCGGCGTTCAGAATCGTGGCGAGCTGCGGCCAACGGAATTCGCGTACGAATCCGTTTTCCCCGAGATAGAACAGGACGCGCCCTGCTCCGGAGAGTCGCCGGCAGATCTGAACCAGGTTAAGAGCCATGTTTTCCAGCGTCTTACGGTCGGTGTTGGATGCCAGCGGGATGTTGTCGAAGAGGTGATTAAGGACGTTGGGCGGGTGGTTGTGGAAGATTACCGCCTCACCGCGAGAGTCCGCCGCGGCGTGGCGGCCTAGTTCGGATACCATTGCGTCCGACAGTTGAACCTGGTGCGCCGTCCCGATAGCGTGATGCACCGAATGGATCTTGGTGGTGCTGCCCGATCGGATTCCGTAGCCGATGATCAGGTGCTCGATGGGCTCGTGCTCGGTCAGATCCAGGCATCCCAAGAGGAAACCGTTCCGATTCACCGGCGTCTTGAACCTGGAGACCGCCTGATCTGTGGCGGTCCCGATTGCCCGCCGGACGCGCCGCACATCGCGCTCATGCTGGGCGGTCCAGCCAATCGGGTTCGGATCGAAGAGGGCGACGATGCTGGCCGTCGCAAGTTCGTGGATAAATTGCTGCAGCGCTGGGTCCATAGGTCTAAAGGGGATACGGCCACACCGTGCAGGCGACATCAAAAAGGTCCTGGCCGCGCTTCAGAATCACCTCTTCATTCCAAGGATCCGAATCCAGGAAGTCCTGGAAGTAGACGTTCAGACGGAGGCTGCTCTGCTTGGCGATCTCCGGACGTTTTGACGAGAACGGGCCGTTCTGGATGGACGCGTTCAGAGGAGTGGTGAGCAGAGTCAGATTGCCGAAGGAATGCAACAGCCGATTGCGAATCTCCTCCGAATCCTCGTCCGCCGTCGGCTCCAGCGCGGCATTGCCGTCCAGCGGCCAGTGCTCCGCCCACGTCTGGGGTAAAACGTGTTCAACGGTCAATGCGCCTTGGATCGCAATGGTCTCGCATTTCGACGTACGGAGTTGATGATCGATGGCATCCAGGATCATACCCGTGGCAGCCGGCCCGAGGTTGGTGTAAGCAGGTTCGCGGACCCACTTCTTCTCGAACTCTTTGTCAGCCGGCCAGATGGTGCTCGATCCCTGCGCCGCCAGCAAGTAGTTGCGCACGTTCTGATGGTTCACTGCCCCGGCTTTGCGCAGCGATTGGAGAAGCTGGAGGAAGAATCGGTTGTACTGCTTGTTCGAGAGGCCGCACACCGCTCGCCGGATGAGGTAGGACTCGAGGTCGATGAGGATGGCGTTGAACTCCGACGTCGGCATCGAAGCACCCTCGATCACCAGCAACAGTAGCAGTGGATAGACGGTACTGGTGTCGAGTTTTCGAAGCCGCGCCGCGAACCGGCCAAGTCGCGTGCTGGTATCTGGCACGAAGAACCCGCGAAACACGTCGCTGTGGCGCCGGAGGGAAGCCAGCTCGTCGTCAACGGAGCGGGGCTCGGTTTCCCACCACTCCCGGAACTCCTTGAACAGATGGCCGATGTTGACTTCGTCCTCGGTGCGATAGGTGAGGTAGTGGTGTAGGAATAGATCAAGGCGGGTCCGCTTGTTGCGGCCCTGTTTCTCCGTCCGCTTCCAGAACAGGTTACTGTCGCCATCGACGGACTCTGCGGGAGATGTATCGTATTCCAGCCAGTGGGATTGGTATAGCTTGTCGGCCTTGGCACCCTGCTGATTCGCCCGCAGGAATACGAAGTTACGGACCAGGTCTGAAGGGAAGAGCGGAACGCCGCCGAAGTTGAGCGTCTCGAAGATGACCTGTGGATCGTCGTCCTTTTCGAGCTCGATGACGATGACTTCCAGATGCTTCCGCAGCGTGTTGTACAGCGCTTGGAGCCGCTCCGGATGGAATTCCTTTCCGTTCGATCCGTTCGAATCGGAACCGCCCGTATGAACAAAGTCGTTGATCGACCTGTAGAAGTAGAAATAGGCTTCGGCCATGGTCGGCCGCGGCAGCTTCTTCTTGCCGACGGTCTGCTGCGGAAAGCAGTCCTCGACCTTCTGACAGCTACCGGCTGACAGTACCTTCGCGAAGTCGGCGCGATCCGAGTTGGTCGGCCAGACCTTGAAGATCTCGACCGCTTCATCTTCCATGACGTCGCTGTGCCTGGTGAGGCGGGTCAAGCCTTGGCACAACGCCTCTCGGTCAGTGGTGGCCGCGATATCGCGCAGGGCGGCCAGGAAGAGTTGCAGGGTGGTCAGACGCTGCTGCCCGTCAATGATTTCGGCGGTATCGATCTGCAGTCCGAAGGTCGGGCGCTGATTCAGAACAACGGCGCCCAGGAAATGGTTCGACGGCGTCTTGGCGGGCTGCTGCGTCGATGCGACAACGGCGGCGGCCTTCTCGCGGATATTCTCCCAGAGCGGCTCCCACTGCCCATCTTTGGTCCAGACGTATTGCCGCTGGTAGAGCGGAACGACATAGCGGCGCGTCTTGTCGAAAAGCTCGAAGACGCTCATCTTTGTTGGCTTCAAGAGAAGTCCACCTTTGCGGACTCCCAGAGCATCAACGCCGTGCGCCGAGGTAAGGCCGCCGAAAATATAAAGAACCCCTCAGCTTATCGCAGCGCGTGGGTTGCTGTTTACGGGCTGCGTCAACCCCAGGAACGCCCTCACGCGAATTGCGGTATCTCGACCGTCTCCCATGGGTGTTTGGAAGTTGAAGCAAACAGTCGTGCGATGCGGTTAGGAAGGTTGTTCTCGGCGGCGCTCTCCTCAAACGACGTATCGCTGAGCAATATCATGATTGGCCCCGCAACTTGGCCGCCCGCGCGACACAAGAAAGTCCTGACGAGTTGAACAGGATCTGCGGGATTCGGCTCCTCTGGCGAAAGCGCAGAGGACAAGTCATAGTATTTTGATTGCATCGCCTCAAACCACCTGAAAGCCTCTTGTCGATTCAGATGGCCGATGTCGAATCTGGGAGAACGGCGAAGTTCCAGGATCGTCGATGGCTTTGCCAATTCCAGTACCTTTGTGAACTCGTCTTCAGTGACCAATGGGAAAACAAGGAAGATCAGCAGATCCCTCTTAGGTAGCGGAAACAGCATCCCTTGTCCCGCTGGTTCACTGAATTGCTCCTCCTGGGGAAGGACTCTTCTGGGTTTCCGGATCAGTTGGAATTTGGCTCTTCGCTCCTCATTACTCATTTTTCCGACCTCGCAAGAGCTGCCTCGAGCTCGACGTAGCTTGCGCGACGAAGGTGCCAGGGCGTTCCCCATGCCGGGGTGCCGATATCAATCAGTCCCGATTCCTTATTCTTGAGATCTCGATCCTTTAGGAATGCGCGGCCGAAGAGCCGAGGCGCGACGCCGGAAAACGGTCGAAACAGAACCTTCTTTCCGCCCTGACTCGGCGGCACCCAGTTCTTCGCGGTAATCTGAATGGCGTCATCGTGAAGATCCAGCGCCTGGCTCTTCGGGTAGGGCTCGATGTACTGGACCTCGTCTACGCCGGCGGTGACCAAGTGCCGGGCGCAGTAATGGCAAGGGAATGTGGTCACATAGAGCCTTGTTCCGATCGGAGAGATTCCCTCGCGCGCTGCTGATAGAAGAGCATCCATTTCGGCATGAACGGCCCGGCTGAATTCGAGCAGTCCCCCGATTCGGGTCTTGCGTAGTTCCAATAGGAGTGAGTTCCTCCGCTCGAGGGGCAGCGAATTAAGTTCGGGGACACCGGCAACCAACTCCTCAATGATCCGGTTCTGCTCTCTCGTGTTGCTGCAGTATTTCCGCTCGTCAGGTCGCCGGAATGCACAGCGATCATCCAATGCACCCGTCGCAAACGACTCGCCGTACACCCCGCCACCCGCCTTCGGAACCTCATTCGTTCCGGTTGCCACGACGTTCCCAGCTTTGTCTACAAGCGCGGCTCCGACTTGTCGCGAAAGGCACGCGCTCTGCATCATCGCTCCATATGCGTGATGCATTGCGACTTCCGCCATCTCTGGCCTGACAATGCCAGCATGGGTAACGATCTTCACAAGCCGGCCGAGTTTCTCGTTGGTATCCCAGTCTGGATTGGACTCTTTGTGCTCAAGGAGGCGATCTGTGGTGTTGTCAACAAAGAAATCCGAGAGATGGAAGGTGTCCGCCACGTGCTGACCATGCTTCTCTTTCGCTTCCGCGTCGCGATTCATGAATTCGCGGAGAGGCGTTTCACCGGCGTCCGGATACTTCTTCCGAAGCCGCTCCAACCGCTTGTTTTCCTCGCAAACAACTCCTATCAGAACGAACGCATCCTGGTAGACGTGACGGAGCAGGTGGACCTCGGCAGGATGGCGTAGGGAATCGAGGATATAGGCCCTGCGCGCACCATCAGGAAGGACGGGATCGGGAGACTCGACCTTCTTGCCCAGGCTCGCGGCGCGAGATTCGCGGATTTTCAGTATCAATCGTCGCGCGACCGCCGGGTAATCGGGCTCACCATCTGTCGTTAGTCGTCCTCGCATCTTGTCGCCGAGATCCTGCAACTGAATGGTCGTCGGAAGGCCCTTTTTGCCATCGTCGGGTGGCGCCTCGCCGTTTTCTCGTGCCCAATCCGTGATCACTTCGCGGGCCTTGAGGATCTGGACTTCGAAAGCCCCGCCCGGCAACGTCTTCTCCTCGAGGCTGTCCCTGAGCGATTCCGCGATCTCCGACGTGCCACATCCCACGTGGCCGACAACAGCAAACACCAGTTCATTGGCTGCATGCTTCAGGACCAATCCTCTCGAATCCTCGCACCGGGTCGTCGGCAAGACGCGCGGGAGCGGGTTCTCAGCAGCAGCCATCAGTCCTCCTTCTCGTGTGTTGGGTGAACAACCTGTTATTGTCTCTCAGAGACGCAACCGGATGTTGCAGCGGCGAGAAGTGCTTTCCAGCCCTTGCGTTGCGTCGTCCACTGAACTTGAGCGCATAGTCCGCGCACGAGGCGTTCTCGCAGGCCGAGAACCACGCCGTCGGGCGAAAGCAAACGCTCCTGGATGTCCGGTGCGAGCATGAGCAAGTTCATGATCTGGGTCATTCGAGCGCGGGTGACGTAGCCAAGCCTGGCGAGGTCCGCGTAGTCCTTCACCTCGCCACGTTCGACCATGTCTTCGAACTTGACGGCCAGGGCCATCAGCCTCGTTATCCGTGGAATTGCCGGCCGGGCGCTGGTACAGCGTGTCTGGTCCTTGGGCGCTTTGCCGCCCTCACCGCCGCGTTGGCGCACGGGCAACGTGACCTCCACCTGAATGGCGCCGTCCTCCGAGGGTGGCGTTTCGGGCGCAGTCAGCACTTTCCTTGGCATATTTCCTTCGCTCCTTGGTTGCTGAAATTGACGGTGACCTTGCCGGTGCGCCCGTCGTAGCCGACCTTGGCGACCAGCATGTGGATCATTTGCTCCTGTTCCTTGGTGGTGAGCGACGCCCAGATGGCGTCGAACTCGGCCAGGGTGCGGTAGAGGTCGTTCGCATTGATGTGGTCTCGGTCGAGGTTGCTGCGCTCCGTGCCGAGTTCCGCCAACCGGCGCTCCGTCATCTCGATCTCACGCTGGAGCGCGGCGATCCGATCAAACCGCGCGCCAGTGTCCACGCTGGTATCTGCCGCTTCCCGCGCGAGGCTCTGATTGAGTTGCCGGAGGTCTCCTCGCTGGTTCTCCGACTCCTGATCGACCTCCCGCCGCCGGCGTGCGACCTGGGCGAGGGCTTCGGCGGCGACCGCCTCGGCCAGTTTGGGGTCGGTCCCAAGGCGGCGGATGCTATCAAGGACGGCGGATTCGATCGCCTGCGCCGGTACGGACTTGGTCTCGCAGTTCTTCCAGCCCTTTTGCTGCGCGTTGTGGCAGACGTAGTAGCGGTAGCGCTTGGAGTTCCGCATCGTGTAGGTGTGGATCATCGGCGTGCCGCAGGGGACGCAGAACAGCAGGCCTTTCAGCAGGGCCCCGAACTTGTTCTTCAGGCTGGCCCCGTTGTCGCCATTGTTCCGACGAAGTTTCTCGTGCACGCGATCCCATGTGTTCTGGTCGATGATGCGCTCGTGCTCGCCCGGGTACAGGCAGCCCTTGTGTTCGACCATCCCGGTGTAGGTGACGTTGGTCAGGATGCCGTGCATCGTTCCCTTTGCGATGCGCTGGCCGCCCCTGACCTTGCCATCCTCTGTGGTCCACCGTTTTGTCCGTAGGCCGCGCCGGTCAGCTTCCTGCAACAGTGGCAACAGGGAGCCGAGTTCCAGGTAAAGGCCGAAGATCGTTCGTACCTGCTCTGCTTCCTCCGGATTGACGATGAGCTTCCCCGCCTTCGAATCGATGTCGTAGCCCAGGACCGGATGACCGCCGATCCACTTGCCCTTGCGCCGCGCCGCCGACATTTTGTCGCGGGTGCGCTCGGAGATGATCTCGCGCTCGAACTGGGCGAACGAGAGAAGGATGTTCAGCGTCAGGCGGCCAATGGACGTCGTCGTGTTGAACTGCTGGGTCACCGCAG